CGTATAAAAATCTAAAGACTGAGTACTAGTAGAACCCAAAGAACGAATAATTGTTCCACTACCCACAGTAGCGTAAGCAGTAGCACTACCACTTGAGAATGTTATTGTTGGTTGTTCTACATAGCCAGAGCCAGCGTTGCTGATTGTGAACGATGTTCCAACAGCCCAAGTTACATTTAATGTAAGTCCTGTTCCTGTTCCACCAGTTACGCTTACTGGATTAGATGGTAAAACAGAATATGTACCAAAGTTAGTTGAAGAAACCGCAGTAACTACACCACTAGAAACGGCAGTAACAGTAAATGTTGCCGCAACACTTGGCGTTCCACCAGATAAAGTTACAACATCATTTAGCGTATATCCTGTTCCGCCAGATTGTATTGTTGCGGCATTTGCAATCATCAAAGCAACAGATGCCGTTGCTTGAACTCCACCAGAAGTAGTTGGCGCAGACAATGTTATGTTTGGAAATGCGGTATATGCAGAACCAGCCGCAGTCCTAGTAATAGCAGTAACAGTACCACCATTACTTATGTTCACACCGCTAGAACCAGCCGCTAGGTCAATAGCACCAGTTCCCTTGGTATCTAGTACCAATGCAATGTTTGAGTCACTTCCAAGCGTCTGAAACTCAACCGCCTTGGTTGTCGCACCGCCTGTTAACTGTCCGTAGTTAGCAGAACCACCACCACCGATTAGGGTTGTAGCAGTTACTGCCGCAGGAGAAGTTCCTCCAATAGCAGGTGGACTTGCCAAATATGTGCTAAATCCTGTACCTGAAACAGTAGAACTTGCGCTTAATGTCGTGAAAGCCCCAGTATTTGGCGCTGTATTGCCAATCGTAGGTGGACTAGATAGGTCTAATGTTCCACCAAGGGTTACAGTTCCACTAGAGGTAATTGGCCCACCAGTAAGCGTAATGCCGTTTACTGTGCCAGATGTAGCAACCGATGTAACAGTTCCACTACCACCAGAGACTGTTGCCCAAGATAAAGCAGTTCCATCAGTTTTTAGGTATTTATTGGCATTGCCTGTTTGACTTGGCAAAACAGTACCTGCACCACCAGAAGTAACTAACTTAATCTTCTCTTGCAACTCAGGAGCAACGACTTCGCCAACATTTATCTCTTGTCCTGTGGACAAACTGATAATCAACGAACCATCAAAGTCAATCTTGGCATCCGTTACTGAAACACCATCTTTACCATCTGCTCCGTCTTTACCATTTATCCCATCTTTACCATCTTTGCCGTCACGACCATCTTTGCCTTGCTTACCATCTAAGCCTTTATCGCCCTTATCGCCCTTTTCAGGAACAATGGATTTAGCAATCTCTAGTTGGGCATTGACTTTATCTTCCATCACTTTGATGGCTTCAACGATTAAGTCAACATTTTCTTGAACGGCAGTTTCTTCTTGCTGGCGCATAGCCACAAGAGTTTCTTCCATCTGATTGATGGCGGCTAACTTCTCGTCAAATGAAGAATCTGCCGCCTCAATGCTTTGGATCAGTTCCTTGATGTTAGCCATTTTGCTTTAGACCATCCGTGAGTTTGGTAAGGAAATCTTGCTTAACTTTTGACTGTGCATTGACCTTATCAGCCATCTGCAACTCAACAATCTTGCCTTTATTAGAGATGTCTTTTTCTTTGAGCATCAATTCGGCAATCTTAACTCGTTTATCAAATTCTTTAGATGCTAATTCGTCTGAGTTTGGCAAATTATTAGTGGTGGACGCAATCACTTTAGCCTTGATTTCTTCAGGCATTAACTGCGCTTCCATCATTGTCTTAGTCGCTTCAGCACGATTTTGTTCAGCCTGAGTCGTATTTACCGCAATCTGTGCTTGAGCCGCTTGCAAAGCCAATTGTTGCTGTGCTTGTTGCATTTGTTGCGCTTGTGGATCAGGTTGACTCATTTGAGCCAATGCTTCCATTAGTTCATAGCGGTTAGTAAATGAACTATTACCCACAATTCCCTTCAAGATCAACGGCATGACAGGGGTATTTGGCCCTAAAGTCTGCAATAGACCAATAAACTGTTGTTGTTCATACTCACGAGCAATAATGCCAAGCGTAGCCGTAGGAATGAAATTCATGTCCACAGAAGGATAACGCTCTGGATCGAATTGCATATATCGGAAAGCCGCCTTCTTAATGAACGGCATCAAGAAATCTTCTTGGAAGTTCACCAAAGTGCGCTTGTACTTCTTGATAATCGAGGCAATTGCCATCGACATACCGCCTTGACCACCATCACGGGCTACGGCAGAGACTAAACCTTGTGAGTCTAGCGTACCAGTAGCCTGTAATAGCATCGTTTGGAAAGCAGTAGCAGTTTGGATGTTGCCTTGGTCAGTCGTGCCAAACTTGAATGGCATCAAAATCTCTTGAGGAGAGCCGTTTGTCAGGATTGCCTTGCCTGGCTTGACCTCAAACTTAGCACCTCGTGGTAGACGGGTAGCGTCCATCGCAATCATGGGGCTAGTTGTCAGGGCTAGAGAGTCTAAATGGCTACGGATTTGTGCATCCATTGCCTTTTGCATATTGTAGGCTTTCTCTACTGTGCCACGACCCATAACTCTATTAGGAACTGTGTCTGCTTGGTAGGAAAGAATCGGACGATCCTTCATCATGTAAGGCGTTGGCTCTGCTTTCAACAACAATGAGTCGTTAGCAATAACCACAATAGCCTCTACCAAGTCGGTATAGGTATCTGCCTCGCTATTCTCAGGGAACAAATCAACAATGTCTTTCTGCTCTTCAAGATTCTCAAGGTATTCCCGTGGGACTAAGCCATAGTAAGTCATCAGGCGAACTTTGTTGTCTTTGTATTGGGTAGATTCTTGAGTTGGCTCTAAGTCAGCATCATCAGGATCGGTATTTATGTCTACTTTGCGGTAAACACCAGCCTCAATGCCTTGGACAATCTTGTGCATGGAGACAAACTTCTCCACAGCCACACCTAAACAGTCATCTATGCTTGTGCCGTTAGGGTCAAACAAGAAGTTCTTAGGGTTGACAGGATTGATCCGCACAGAAATGCGATCTTTTTCCATCACACCAATAGCGGCTTGGTTAACTTGGCCTGGGATTGGCTGAGTTGATGGAAAGTATTCTTTCTCAGTTTTGACAATGATCTCGCCTATGCCAGAACCATAGATTTCTGCCATCAAAACGATTTGGTCAATAGACTTGCGAACTTTGTCTTTGGAGAAATCCTCCATTAACTGCGCTCTTAGTTTGCCAACATCTAGAGGGTTGCCATCAATGTCTTGGATGTCGTCTTTGATGTCAAAGTATTCGCCTTGACCAAAGATTGCTTCAATAATCTCAGCGTGACGGGTTTCAACGGCTTGTTGAGTGCCAGGCGTTATCAGTCGGCTACGCTCAGATTCACGACTAGCGTCCTCTGCCGCCCATTCGCCACGAAAAATGCGCTCGTACTCTAGCCAAGCGTCAAGGTAATTGCTATCTCGGTAGTCACGCCAGCGGTCACAATGGTCAACAACAAAGGAAACCAGTTCCTTATCACCTTCCGTAGGTTCTACAAAGTCGTTTTGATCTAGTTGTTCATCCATTTAAACCCCGCTTATTATGTCTAAAGGTTGCCAGTCCTCGTCTTCATCTCCCTCAAAGTAGGAAGTGACCGCTAACTGGTCAAGATAACTGAGTGAGTCTGGCAAGTCATCGTGGACTCCTTGTGCAGGGAACATCAATAGTTGGTCAAGGAAAATATCCCAATCTTCGTCTTGATTCAAGATGATGCGCCCATGCTCAAAACGCCCTTGGAGACTCCAAATAATTCGGTCAGCCTTTTTCCTGTTGCCATGCGTCAAGTCAACTATATGCGAATATACATTATTTTTACGCATTAAGTCACTTAAATATGGCAAAACTGCGTTTTTTAGTGCGCCTCGCTCAATTCCAACAGAAACAGGTCGGTAATCCCTCATAGCCATAAGGATAGTTGCCGCTGTTTGTCTTATATCCCAACGCCCATGAATAATCTCTTTTACCCACCACTTACCATCCTCTGTTACCTTGACCACAGAGATAGCCGACTCATCTAGTCGTTTTTTGGAGTTAGCCGCTTGTTTGGCAACTTCCTCAAATCCTGCTAAGTCAATGGCTATGTAGTAACTGCCAACTTGGGGTTCTTCCCCGTATTTAATCCATTCTTCCTTGAAGATGTCGCTACCAGCATTGGTGAAACTTGCCATGTACTCTTGCTTGAAGGCAAAAGTAGACAGGGTTTTCTTGGCAGATTCAATCTCAGCAGGGTCAATCAGGGGGTTGTCTTTTGTGGTGAAGTGCCAAGACTTCCAGTCGGTGTCCTCTGCGCTCTCGCCCAATCTAAACAGATCGTAAAACCAGTTTCTTCCTTTGGGAGTTCCGATGAACATGGCTCTTCCTTTTTTATCGGAGAGGGAGGCACGGATAACTTGTTCCCACGCTTCGGGTTTGATGTCTGCGACTTCATCGAGGACTGCATAGGTGAGTGAAACTCCACGTAGCGTGTCTGGTCTGTCTGCTCCACGGACGTAGATGGTTGCTCCGTTGATTGTCGTGATGTCTTGGTTGTTGATGTGGGCATTTTGGATAACTTCCCTTCCTAAATCCATTAGAACTTGCCAAATAATCTGTCTCGCCTGACCATTGGTAGGCGCAACATACAAGACTGCGCTCCCCGCTGGACATCTGAGGGCTTCGATAAGTAGGGTGACTGCCGCCATACGGGACTTACCGCACCTACGACCAGCCGCAATAACCTTGAACCTAGTCTTATCTTTGAAGACTTCTTCTTGCCAAGGCAGTAGGCTAAAGTTTAAATCACTCATTATTTCTTCATCATTTGCATGATTTGTTCTTGAAGTTTTTGAGCCTCAAGGGTTTGGTCTAAGGTTGCATCTTTGGCAGAAGGATCATTAGAAAGAATCCTAGCCAAGATAGATTGTTTGGCAGAAACAGGGTCTTTTTCATATTCAGTACCTGCAAACATCTTTTGCTGTGAACCTGTTAAATCAAAGTTAGGGCTTATCTCGTTTTGGCGCATATAGATACGCAAAGCCTCATTCTTCGCCACAGCCATCTTCTCTTGAGGAGAAAGCGTAGAAAAAGGATTTAAGATGATTTTATTGTCTTCAGCCGCCATGCCAGCAACTTCAGGTCTTTCCTTAAAGAAGGTAAGTTCTGATTTATAGGGAGTTCTCATCCCATAAAGTTTTACAAGATTATCCATTTTTATCCTCTATGTCTTCAGCATCTATGGTTTCATTATGTGATATTTCGCCTATTCCAGTAATGTTAATGGTAACGGCACTACGGGACTTGCCTTCTTTCTCAAACATAGAGACAGGCAACATTCTGTCCATGCACAACTTAATAGCGGCTAGTTGGGCAGGGTGTTCGTCATTCATGGCAATCTCTACCGCTTTGTGGACAACTCTAGAACCTGCGCTGTTTATCAAGAGATTCTTGAGTTCTTTTAGTTGGGCAGTCTCAGTCTTGGGTAGAGTGATGAGTTCAGGCTTATCAGCATAACTGGTAAGGGAGAACTGTTTGTTAGTAGAACCTTTTGGTCTACCACGGGGTTTAGTTTGATTCATTTACTTTTGTCCACAATGGGGAAGTTTGCTAACACGGCTGGAGACTACAAGACTGGACGACAAGAGCCAGTATTAAGACGTTTAATCTCCATGCGTCTTGGCAACTCTATTATGAACTAGATTTATTTGTTGAACAATAGGGTAATCCCTGATATAGTTAAGACAACGGGGGCATGACCCACCCCTCTATGCGGTTGAGCCGACCAAGTAGGATAAACGTAGTGAACTGGGCGAGTTTCTAGTAACCCTCTGCTAATGTTGTGATAACACCGCAGACAAGGCGAACGGGGCAACGTTGCTTGGGCTTCCACTGTTTGACAAACATGGAGGTAACTTAGGACTCTAACGAGTCACCCTAATCTTAGGGGATAAACGAGAGGCTCTCTCTTCTTGAGATTTACCTGTATATACGGGTTACATACTATCGTCCGTAACTCGTAAGTCAAGGACGGGAGAAGACAAGGAAGACTACTAGTTAATAGGACAAGTCTTTTCTAGCAATAAGTCTAATTTACCTTTTTTTGTGGGTAGGAGGCTCCCACAAATATTACAAAGCACGACTACCCCCTCCCCCCCATACATAAGTAAGCACTAACTAACATAGAAGTAAGCGCACACTAACTAAGTAGTGTTAGTAGTTACTAACTTGCTGGTCTGTTAGCACTAACTAACTAAGATAATGCGCCTATATAACGACAGCACCATAAACCACCCACTCGATATAACCTCTGCTCATATAGAATATTTCATATAGTGAAACCAAAGGTAGTAGTAATTTCACATGGTGATAATATAGGTAAGGGTTAACCCATGTAAGGGTTTTTCCTATGCCTTATAAATCAACGACTTAGAGCGCTTGGCACGATTCTATTATGCTATATATATGAGAGCCTAAAAAATTCTCGCCTCATCAATCAATAGGAGTTCACACGATGACAACATACAGCGCAAACTACATTCTCGAATTAGAGCGACTGCTCGACTGCATGGCACTATCAGCCACAAGCCTCTTAGAGAGCCGTGAGCAGGTCAAAATGGTTCGGGACATACAACACATCATGGCAGAGGTTCGGGTGTGCTCACAGGTCTTAAATTTGCCAGACGAAGTGACCAGGCCAGACAGCCTGAAGGCGAAGGCCATCGACCGACTGGCTGGCATCTTCGACAGTTACAAGTAATCCCTCAGCCCTTCGGGGCTTTTCATTCAATCAATAGGAGTAAACACACAATGACAATCATAGAACGCGAAAATTTAGCACAGGCTTATATGTCGGCATGGAATGCTGTTAAGCGTAATCCAATAACAGTTAGAGTAATGCCAAATGGTTGGTTTGAAAAACAACACGCAGGTTATGGCTTAATTGATAAGGTGAGGGCTTCTAGCCTGTTAGAGGGCTTGGTAACTCTGACCCAAAGATTAGAGGCTAAGTCTAAAGAGGTGACAGCATGAGCAAGACATTAGACAAACTACTGGCCACAAGGCCTTGGATAGCCTTCATTGATGATGAACGGGCAGAAGGCAATAGCATCATCGTCACTCTTTACAATGGTTACAAATTCGCTGATGAATTCGATTGTGGTGTTCGTGGCTTTGATTCTATAAAAGACTGTGAACGGGACACACGGAAAAGCAATATAGATGTTTCATTATTCCTCCAGTCAAAAGGGGTGACAGCATGAAACAAACCCTTTTAGACCTCTTCGCCTCTATCTTGCTTGGCCTTTGCTTTTCAGCATTAGCCCTTGCGTACTTTGATGTTTTAATTTAATAGGAGTCACACGACATGAGCAAAATTAAGGTTTTTCCAAATGGTTACGCCACGCTAGAGAAATTATTTCCCTCTGGCTATTATCTAGTCCAATGCTACAAAGGGACAGAATTGCACGACAAAATAAGGTGTGACGATTACCGCATGGCTATGGACTATTACAAAGCATTTAGTGCTATCGCTAAAACCGCCTAAAGTCTAGACTGCTGACCCTCATGGGGGTTAGTGGCCTGTGCTTTGCATGGGGTTTTTATCAATCAAAGGAGTTAATATGCGTAAAATTGAAAAACAGATGCTTGATGCGGTTTATAAATGTAAACCTTGGAGCAATGCGAATACGGCGGTTCGCCCGATTGATGGGCAGAATGTTGGCGTATTCCTACACAATAACCATATCGCCGATGTAAACAGTCAGACAGGCTTTGTAATGGTTGTAAAACACACTTTAGCCCGTTGGCCTACACCCACGACAAAATCTCGCCTTCGTGCCTTGGGTGCTAATGTCACCACTAAAAAAGGTCAAACCTTTTTGGATGGGGTGTCAGTATGAAAACAACTGTATCACTTTATGACTTCAGAGATTCTTTTAAACGCATGGGGAGGGATAAGCAATTCACTTATGAAGGGCTAGGTGTTCTTTTCCAATACTTAGAAGATTACGAAGAGATAACAAACGAAGAAATAGAACTGGATGTCGTGGCTATTTGTTGCGACTTTACAGAAGATACATGGCTAAATATTGCCGACAGTTATTCTATTGACCTAACAGATGCGGAGTTAGGCGGTGAAAAGTATGAGATCGTCAAAAACTATTTATATGACCAAGGCGCACTTGTGGGCGAAGTAGACGGCGGTTTTGTTTATCGTAATGACTTTTAAGGGGCAAACAATGACACAAACCCAAGCCCTTACAAAAGCCCTAATTCTTGCCTTAATTGCACCAAGTGATGAAAAGGCAACCCAAGCCACAGACCTAGCCGAAAGCATAGCCCAAGGGCTAAATTTTTCTCAGGTAGAGCAATGCAAAGCCGATGCCCTCGCAATGATTGAGGGGGCATGATGAAAAAATACATTGTTTCCAAAGGTGATATATCAAAGGGTTTCCGTTTTTATGGGGCTTTTGATACTTACGAAGAGGCCTTCGACTGGGGGCTTACTAATTTCGAATCGGGCTTTGTTGTCTCTGAATTATGGGGGACAACATGATAGACCATTACGAATTAGACCTAATCAGGCAGTTTGTGCGGGGTTTGATTGATGGCATAAAAGACACTCACAAACCCGAAGAAGCAGATTTTCATCTAGAAGACTATTGGAACGCATGGGATGAAACGCTAGATATAAATATCTGGATTGACGAATCAGCCCCGCAGAAATATATAGCGACACTCTATCGAGTAGTTGACGGGGTGCGGGATGATGAAACATTCCAGAGGCTAGATTATTTATGATTTACGCCACACTCGCCCTAATCCTTCAAATTATCCTAAAACGCAAATAAAAGGTGTCAATATGAAAACATATCAAATTTTTAAGAATGTATCTTATGAGTATTTTGTTGAGGCTGAAACCTTGGAAGAGGCACAAAACAAAATAATCGAGGAAAACCCAGAGCCTGAAAGCGAAGAATTGATTGAATGGGTTTATCTTGACGAACATGATGGAGAAAATTGGAAATATGAAACCCTAGCAAATTCATAAGTTAGTAAGCACTCACTTAACACTGCCTTCGGGCGGTTTTCTTTTGCCTATTTTTAAGCCCTTCAAGCCCTTGAGTGTCTCTCTATGTATGCCGACATGAAAATAACGCCTAAAAAGCCCGTTTTAATGCGTTCTTGGGCTATTCGTGTGGGTGTTGGTCAGTAGTTGAAACTGTAACTAATCCAATGTGCGCCAAATCCATCTCAGTATTCAGCCCCAAATTCCAAAAATGTGCGCCCCACATTACGCAAATTCTTGCGCCCTCTGAAAGATTACCGCCTCCAATGGTTCGCATAATCTCCCGTTCTTTCTCTGAGAATCTAATTAAATTATGCTTTGGCTGTGGCTTTGTCATCTCTTAACCCTTTGACCTGTTGCCTCCAGTATTCCCCAATGAGTAATGCGTCTGCCAAATTGTGATCCATCTTGCGCTTTAATGGTGCTTCAGGCCATAGCATACGGGCTACATCTAGGCTTTCATGCTTACCTTGTGGCAAATGAAAGAACGAGCGCCATACTTGTGGTCTCACAAAATGGCATGGCAGGGTGCTTAACTCACAAATAGCCGTTATTGCACCGACTGCCCTTGCGAATGTCCACATCGCCGATGCTGATTGACCTGGGCGACTGTATAGCATCTCAATGGCTATTTCTCCGCCTTCATGTGCTGGCGCGAATTTTAGTAATGCGTTTTTGAACACCATTGCACGAATATGCTTATCTTGATGCTCGATCATTTGGCAACTTATGTAATTACCCTCTGAATCCAATACACCAACTGCACCCGTTGCACTTGCGGGATCAACACCGATGAACACAGTCATTGCTTTACCTTCTTCTTTAATGCTTTGAGCGCACTCAAACGCTGATATTGCTTAATGGCATCTTCAGGGACAATTCTCTCTTGCGTTGTGAATCGGTGCTGATTTCCACATTCTCTGCGCCTTGTATATCCGAAAACGGGTGATTCTCTGCTTTCCTTGATTGTTGTCCAAGCACCACAAGTAGGGCATTTCATTTTGTCTCTTTCAGTTTATTCATTCTTAATCTAAGGTTATCCACAAAGGCTTTCCCACGCTTCTTCTCCATTGATTCGACTATATCTCGCCACCAAGTCGATGCTTTGTGTTTCCCAATGAGATTGATTTGTTTCATGTAACGGGTTTTCCACTCTTTCGCCAACGAATTCAAGCGTTCCTCGTAAATCTCCTGTGAGGAATAATGCTTTATCAATCTCTGAAGATAGGCATGGTTCTCCTCGTTTTCTTCTCGTAAGTAGTTCATGGGCTTCCAGTTTATTCATAAATTTATAAGTTCCATTCCATAATTGTTTATTTTGGGCATCATGCTTGTATCTACAACCTTAATCAATTTATTCTTTTTGAATTGAGAATAATCAACTTGATGATGCCAACGATTGAATTTAAAAACAACTTTTGCTACATCTGGGTGTAGTTTTTCAAGCATTTGGCTCTTAGGCAAAGTCCCTTCGTCATCATAAAATTCTTCAGTATTTCCACCCTTCATCCTTTGAGTTGTTATTTTTCCACACAAAAAAGCGTTGAATTGGATAGTGCATAGGCCATCTTTCAGCACTCTAAGGCTTAAATCTGTATCTTCGTTATATCTGCCACGCCATCTATAACCTGCTTTGTTGTCAATCAATAAACAGGAATAAATGCGAGTATTCAGGATGTAAGGAGGAACGGCATCGTTTTTTTTGCAAAATGAATAGTAATTAAAGCCAGCCACGGGGACATTTGAATAGCGACAAACAAAATCTTCTGCGGCTTTAAATGTTGCGCCAGTTCGTATCTCAAACTTTTCGTTGCGATTCAGATAGTGAAAAGCATCAATATTGTCATCAAGTACCCAATGGCGATCAAAGCCTTTCCAAATTGAGTGGTCAATGCAGAAGTTTCGGGCGGGGCCAGGCCCTGTTCCTTTGCTAAACCCTAGGTCATCACACAATTCGTATTCTGCTTTGTAGATATGTGGCATGACCAATATTTCCCCAAAGCATCTTCCCTCTTTGTATAAATCCATTTCGTCTTCCTCAACGACCAGATAGTGAGGAACGCCCATCTCATGCAAAGCACGAGTAGTCAACCCATTGTTTGCCCTACCCTTAGAGACAATGTAAACAGGAAATTTAGGCAACATTTTTGTAAACCTTTTTTTCTAATCCCCAATGAGATTTGAAAGGATGCCAAATGCTTTTTGTTTTGACTGTTAATTGTTGATTAATCAACTGTTGGAACTCTTTGTAATCTTCCTCTGTCTCAAATCTAACAATAAGTTCCTTGTAAGGTTCTTTCTTTTCTTGCACAAACTCAGGCATATCAACCCATTCAGGGTATTTGTCAAACATATCGGCGTTCATTTGCGTAACCTTTCCATAGCGGCTCGAATCTCAGGAGGCATCGGAACAGCCTCTTTCAGTTTATTTTCTACTTCAATCAAAGCAGGGTCACGCTCGAATCTGCTTGGCACAGTCGTAAACACTTGGTCTGCTTTGTTCACAGGGGCTTGATTCTGACTTCTTACCCAGTTACGCCATGTGGCAAACCAATCCAACTTAACTCCTTGTTGTCCAGCCTTTGCTACCCAATAGTCTTTGAAAGACGCAAAAACCTTCTGAGCATTTAAGTCTGGTCTTTCTTGTTGACAAAAATTAGTCCAATCTTCTGTTAAACAAAAATCTGGTGAGAGGCGTGAGCCTCTTGTGCTCTCTACCTTTGGTTTATGGTTAATGGTTATTGGTTTATGGTTATTGGTTGGTTGAACGCTCGTTGAACGCTCGTTGAACGCCTGTTCATCGCCCGTTGAACGCTTGTTCATCGCACGTTTAGCGGCTGATGCCTTGCCAGCCTTAGATGCTGTATCTATTTGCTGATGATAAAAAGAAATTTCCTTATCACATCTAGTGTGATGCCATTGGTCATCTTCTAACTTAAAGAACATATTTAAGATACCTACTAGGGCATCTTTTTGATCTCTGGCATTGACTTTCATGGATAAATCAAATACTGAATCTGGTAGAGGGCTTTCAGTATCGTAATAAATCCACAAAAGTTTCAGGTAAATGCCAACCTCTTCATTTGTTAAAAAAGAAGTATCTTTGATAAAGTCACCAATGTGGTGCTGATAGTAATGCATTGAATTTTCCCTTTTTCAAGCACCTTTAGAAGAAACATAGGCAGGGGAAGGTGTAACCCTTTTCGATGCGGGGATCAATCCACATCTAGCCTCGTTTCAAACCATTATAGATAAATTCGTGGGTAGCGCAAATGATCTCCAAATTTACTAGGGTATTTTAGAAAATCATACGCACCTATCCTTGCACAGGTCTGCTTTAACTCTTTTCCATCATAGAATTCAGTAACTGTGCCGTTGCTCATTTTGGTAGGGGTTGCCACGTTCTTTTTCTCATGTAGTGCCGCCAATCCATATCCCGTGATATGCCATGTATCCTCAATGTTTACAACATAGCCAAAGTTCTGTAAGTCATTAAGGTAGTTCTCAAAATGAACGCTTACATTGCCAGCGTTGTTGTCTCCATGCGTGAACCCTTTTAGTGGGCTAGGCTTGTGTTC